CCTCAAAATTTGATGACCTAAACGATGCTTTCAATGTAGAGACAGATATTGTTCCTGCAGAAACCACGAAAGTTGAAAAGAGGGAAGTCAAATCAAATGGTGATCATATTCAAAAAGATTACGAATATACAAGAGGTAATTTATACAGTATTATAGAAAAAGGACAGGAAGCGATAAACGGGATATTGGAATTAGCACAAGAAAGTGAAATGCCAAGAGCATATGAGGTTGCAGGACAACTTATAAAAACAGTAGGAGAGACTGCAGAGAAATTATTGGATATTCAGAAAAAAGTAAAAGATTTAGAGAAAGAAGATGAAGAAAAAAGAATTGGCACACAAAACAATCTTTTTGTAGGGTCTACTTCTGAATTACAAAAATTCTTAAAAAAGAATAAAAATTAGTTATGGTACAACCAAAAAACGAAGGTTATCTCGGCAATAATCTAATTAAAAGAGCTGGTATTGAGACACAATACACAGAAGAGGAACTTCAAGAATATATGAAATGTTCTGAAGACCCTTCTCATTTTATTCAAAATTATACACAAATTATATCATTAGACGAGGGTTTAATACCTTTTACACTTCGTGGATATCAAGAGAATCTCATAAATTTTTATAATGAAAATAGATTTAATGTTGTTCTTGCATCTAGACAAAGTGGTAAATCAATTACATCTTGTGCATATCTCTTATGGTTTTTACTATTTAAACCTGAAGTGACGGTTGCAGTTCTAGCTAACAAGGGTGCAATTGCAAGAGAGATGATTGCACGTATTGTGACTGTGTTGGAATCTGTTCCTTTCTTTTTACAACCTGGCGTAAAGATTTTAAACAAAGGTAACATCGAATTTGGAAATGATAGTAAGGTTGTTGCAGCTGCAACATCATCTAGTTCGATTCGTGGGTTGTCAATTAACTTACTATACCTAGATGAGTTTGCTTTTGTAGAAGATGCAGAAACATTCTATACTGCAACATATCCCGTGGTTACCTCGGGTAAAGATTCAAAAGTTATTATCACCTCTACTGCAAACGGAGTGGGTAATATGTTTCACAAGATATATGAATCTGCAGTTCATGGTAATTCAGAATACAAATCATTTACAATCAACTGGTATGACGTGCCAGGCAGAGACGAAGAATGGAAGAAAGAAACCATTGCAAACACTTCAGAGGCACAATTCGAACAAGAGTACGGGAACTCATTCCTAGGAACAGGAAACACTCTTATCAATTCTGATACACTTCTAGGACTTCGTTCTGTAGACCCTGCATGGTCAAAAGATGGTTTTAATATGTATGAAAAACCCCAAAAAGACCATGTGTATATATGTACAGTAGATGTTGCAAAAGGTAGAGGAATGGATTATTCAACTTTTACCATATTTGATGTAACTTCAAAACCTTTCAAACAAGTTGGAACTTATAGGGATTCTATGATATCACCAATGTTATTTCCCGATATTATAAACAAATATGCAAATGCATATAATACTGCACTCGTTATCATAGAGAATAATGCTGAAGGTGGATTAGTTGCATCACAACTACATTACGATATTGAATATGAAAACGTATTTGTTCAGGGTCAACTAAAAGCATCTGATATAGGTATCACAATGAGTAAAAAAATTAAAAGGATTGGATGTTCAACACTTAAAGAGCTTTTAGAAGAAAAAAGATTAGATGTACAAGACCGTGCAACTGTAACTGAATTGATGACTTTCATAAATAAAGGTATGTCATATGAAGCCGATAAAGGTTATCATGATGATATGGTTATGAATCTAGTTTTGTTTAGTTGGTTCATCACAACAGATTACTTTTATAACCTAACGAATTATCAAATTAAAAAACTATTATATTCAGAACAACAGAAGTTAATCGAAGATGATTTACTGCCAGCTGGAGTTTTTGGTGTTGACGGTAGACAAAACGAAGATTCTTTTGTAGATAATGAAGGGGATAGGTGGTTTTCGGATGGATATGGTCGTTAGGAAAAGAAATGGTATAAATAAAACAGTAAACACTTTTAAGATACATTAACAGGAGTAAAAGTATGGCATTTCAAGTTTCACCAGGCGTTCAGGTCAAGGAAGTAGACCTAACTAATGTCGTGCCTGCAGTTTCCAGTACAACTGGTGCTTTTGCAGGTCAATTCCAATGGGGCCCTGTTGATGAAGTAGTAACAGTAAGTAGTACAAGTGAATTAGTAGAAAATTTCTATAGTCCTGCAGATTCAGATGCAAGTGCAGAAGATTTTTACACTGCTGATGGATTTTTAAGGTATGGTTCATCATTAAGAGTAGTTAGAGTCAATTCTACTGGTCTCTATAGTGCGAACCAATCTGGCGCAACAACTTCATTATTAAAAAACAGTAACGATTATATATCTAGTTATAGAGATTTATCATTAAACGGTACAGTTGGAAAATTCACTTCAAGATTTGCAGGTGCATTTGGAAACTCATTGCAAGTTTCAGTATGTAATGATGCAGATGCATACGAAGAATCAGACGTAACTACAACAAGAGAAGCAGAAGCTGTAGGACAAACAGAAATCTCAATTACTGATGATGCAGTTTTTGTAGTAGGTGATATCGTAACATTTACTGGACACAATCAAGAATATAAAATTACTGCAATAGACGCTACTGAAGGTGCAGAAACAATGACAATTAAAGCATTGAATCAACCTGCAGGAACTGGACTAACTGTAGCAGTTAATTCAGGTGTAAACATTTCAAGAAAATGGGAACACTATGCACTATTCAATAAAGCACCAGGCGTAAGTGCAGGTGCATCCGAATTAAGTGTGTTAAGAGATGAGATGCATATAGTAGTTGTTGATGAAGACGGTGATATTACTGGAGTGCCAGGCACTGTTTTAGAAACACACGGTTTCATGTCAAAAGCAACAGATGCAAAAAATTCTCAAGGTGAATCAAGTTACTACAGAAACGTAATCGAAAGAGATTCAAAATGGATATACGTAACTGGTCACGATACAAACGTTCACAGTGGTGCAGCAGTATCTACATCATTAAGTGATGCAGCCACTACACCTTTTACTGCAACTTCATTACCAGTAAATAGTTCATTAAGTGGTGGTGCAGACGGAAGAACACCAACAGCTGCAGAGAAATACGGTTCATGGGACTTACATTTTGCAGATGGAGAACAAATTGATATTTCATTCTTGGTCGTAGGTTCAACAAGAACAGATAATGGTTCAGGAACAGACCAAGACACACTTGCAGATTGGACAACAATAGTAAATCAAGCAATACAACTTGCAGAAACTAGAAAAGATTGTATGGTAGTTGTTTCACCAAGACGTGCAAGTGTTGTAGGTGTCACAACAGAAGCAACTGCACTTTCAAATATTCTTGCAGATGCAGATACAGCAACATCATCATCCTATGCAACAATGGATTCAGGATGGTTATATGTATACGACAGATATGCAGACGTGTACAGATGGGTGCCAGGCAACGGACACACTGCAGGTATCATGTCAAGAACAGATTTATTGAGAGATTCATGGTTCTCACCAGCAGGATTCTCAAGAGGCCAATATCTCGGTATAACAAAACTTGCATTTAATCCTTCACAAAGTTCTAGAGATGACTTATACAGAGGAAATGTAAACCCAATAGTAACATTCCCTGGCCAAGGTACTGTATTATTTGGTGATAAAACAATGTTAAATTCACCGAGTGCATTTGATAGAATCAATGTAAGAAGATTATTCATAACATTAGAGAAAGCAATTGCAACAGCAGCCAAAGCACAACTCTTTGAATTCAACGATGCATTTACAAGAGCACAATTTAGAGCTGCAGTAGAACCTTTCTTAAGAGATGTACAAAACAGAAGAGGTTTAACAGACTTTAGTGTACTTTGTGACGAAACAAACAACACTGAAGGTGTAATAGATAGAAACGAATTTGTATGTTCTATCTTTGTGAAACCTGCAAGGTCAATCAACTTTATTACTTTAAACTTTGTAGCTGCTAGAAGTGGTGTAGAGTTTGAAGAAATATATAATGCAGTTTAAGGAGAAATAGATGGCAACAATAGACCAATTTAAAGCACAGTTAATCGGTGGTGGCCCAAGAGCAAACCGATTCAAAATCTTTATTCCTCGTTCAGGTGAAAAGATTGAGTTTCTTGCAAGTGCAGGTCAGATTCCCGCTGCACAGATAGGTCTTGTAGAGCAACCTTTTAGAGGTCATGTTCTTAAACTCGCAGGAGACAGAACATTTGAACCTTGGACAGTTACAATAATTAATGACATAGAATTTTCTTCAAGAAGTGCATTAGAATTGTGGCAACAAGACATTCAAGAGTTAGATGGTGGTAACGGTGCAACAACCACCGACTACATGCTATCAAGAGCATTTGTAGAACAATTACACAAAGATGATTCAGTTCTAGCGAGATATGAATTCTTCAATATGTTCCCAACAAATATCGGCCCTATAGAATTAAACTATGAGACAACCGATTCATTGGAAACATTTGACGTAGAATTTCAATTTTCTCACTGGGAAAGAGTCATTTAAATAAGTGATAATAACACCAATAGGGTGTTATAAATATTAGTATGGAAATATTCGGGTTTGAAATTACTCGTAAAAAAGACGAGTTACGAAGTGTAGATGTAAATACTGCACCTTCTTTTGTTCCACCAGTTGATGATGACGGAACACCCGTTATACAATCACAACCTGGCGGATTCATAAGTGGTGGTGCATATGGTTCTTATGTCGACATGGAAGGTGGAATCAAAGATGAAGCATCTTTGATAACAAGGTATAGAGAAATATCTTTAATACTCGAGTGTGATAGTGCAATAGAAGATATTGTCAACGAGT